ACGAGCCCAAGCCCGTGATCTCGGGCGTGGATCCCAATCAGAACAACCAGCAGGACGAGGAGCCCGCCGATGCAGCAGCTTGAGGTCCGCACCGCGGCCATCGGCGGCGTCGATGGCCGCACCCTGACCGGCTACGCCGCGCTCTACAACACGTGGAGCAAGCCGCTGATGGGCATGAAGGGGGAGTTCCGGGAGCAGATTGCGCCCGGTGCGTTCTCCGGCCAGACGGACAACGTCTCGCTGTTCTACATGCACGACTCGAAGCAGGTGCTCGCGAACACCAAGAGCGGCACGCTGGTGCTCGAGAGCGACGACAAGGGACTGCGTTACACGGCCACGCTCGGGGAGAACACCCGGGACGAGGCGGTGCTTGACCAGGTCCGTCGCGGCCTGCTCACGGAGATGAGCTTCGGCTTCCGCGTCCCGGAAGGCGGAGACAGCTGGAAGGGACGCGACCGCACGCTGAAGCGTGTGGAGCTCAGGGAAGTGAGCGTCGTCGAGGTCGGTGCCTACAGCGGCACCTCCGCCGAGGCGCGACAGGAAACGCAACCAACACCACGGAAGGCACCAACAGTCATGGTCAGCAATCTCACGCTCCGCGAAGTCCGCACCAAGCTCACCGAGCTTGAGCAGCGCAAGTCCGACACCAACCTCTCCGAGGACGCCCGCGCCGACATCGGCTGCGAGATCGAGGAGCTGCGCGAGATCCGCAAGACGCTGCTCGAGCGTGACGCGGGCGTGCAGGTCGCGGCGACCCCGGCGCGGCGCACCGAGGAGCGGCGCGAGGCGGCCGCCGAGTGGCGCTCGTCGCGTGAGTACGAGTCGTCCTGGCGCGGCTGGCTGCGCGGCGGCCCGGCCCCCGAGCAGCGCGAGATCATCTCGACGGCCTCGTCGTCGATCCTGATCCCCAAGCAGACCGAGGAGCAGATCCTCAAGTACATCTCGGCCGAGTCCATCGCCCAGCGTGTGTGCGACTTCCGCACCGTCCGCCAGGGCGACGCCACGCTGCGCTGGAACACGCTCGAGTCGACGCAGTACACCAACGCCTGGAGCCCGCCGGACACCGGCTCCACGGCGGCCGTGGACATCGACCCCGGTTTCGCCGAGGCGTCGCTGAAGCCGCTGCCCATCCTGCCCAAGACGCAGGTGTCGGAGCAGCTGATCAAGTCCGCCAACTTCGACGTCGAGGCGGAGGTGATGGACAACCTGATGCGGCAGTTCGCGAAGATGAGCGAGGCCGGCTTCATGGCGGGGGTCACGAACGGCCCGAGCAACGCGCTGTTCACCGTCCAGACGGGCACCAACATCACCACCGCGACCTCCACGGGCACCAGCCGTGCGCTCGCCGTCACCGCGGCGGCCACCGTCGCCAACCTGATGGACATGCGCTACACGCAGCTCCCCGCGGCGTACTGGGGCTCTGCGTCGTGGATCCTGCCGAAGGACGTCTACGCCAAGATCGCCGACATCCGCGCCGCGACCTCGGGCAGCAACGTGCCCATCTTCGTGCCGAGCTCGGACGCCGGCCTGACGCAGGGCGCCAGCGGGTTCCTGCTCGGCCTGCCGGTGTACGTCACCGACTTCCTGCCGACGCACGTCGCGACGGCGTCCACGGGCAAGAACTGCCTGGCGCTCCTGGGCAACTTCCGAGACAGCTTCGCCATCCGGTCGTGGGAAGGCATGACCATGCGGCGTGACGACCTCACCGCCGCAAACTCGGCCCGCATCGTGTTCCGCGGCTTCGGCTGGGCGAACGCGGCGTTCACCCGCGCCAAGGCCATGGTGCAGCTGCAGGTCACGAACGCCTGATTCATCCTCCATGCACGGCCAGGGGGTGAGGCTCCACGCGCCTCACCCCCTCGGCCGGGAGCCACCCGATGCCGGTACCACCGACCGTCAACGACCTTCGCGGCTGGCTCAAGCGGCCCCACACGGAGGACGACGCGCAGATCCACCAGGCACTGGTGGCCGTGCTGTCTAAGTGGAAGGCCGCGACGGGCCGCACGGAGCTACAGCTCACCGAGGAGGAATACCTCGCCATGCGCATGGAGGTCGCGCACGTGGAGTCGTTCCGCGGCGACGACGTCGTCACGCCGCAGTCGCCGCTGTTCGTGGAGACGGTCAGGCGCATGCACAACGGGAACGCGGTGGGGTGACCCATGGCCGGCGCAGGCTATTTCCGCCAGGTGCTGACGGTGCAGAACCCCGTCACGACGGTCGACGCCTACGGGCAGGGCTCAGAGGCGTGGGTCACGACTGGCCTGATCCGCGGGCACCTCGAGCAGGTGGCTAGCGCGGAGCCAATCGGCGACGCCGGACCCGTCATGCGCCAGGAGTTCTCCATTGAGGCCACCTGGGCACCGAACGTCACCTCGCGCAGCCGCCTGGTCTGGAACGACAACGGCGTCAGCCGCACGCTGAACTTGCGCAGCTGCCACGACGTGGACTCGCGCCGAAAGCGCCTCCGGATCCAAGCGGTCGAGGAGCTTCTTTGAGTGCCATTCGCTACAAGGTCGACGACGCCGAGGTGCGCAAGGTGCTGTCCCGCCTGCCGCGCAACGTGGCGCAGCGCGTGCAGAAGAAGGGCATGCGGACGGCCCTGCAGCCGGTGCGCGAGCACCTGCGGCAGATTTGGCGCAACGCCAGTTTCCGCGGCAAGACGCCTCACCGCAAGGCCATCGCCAGCGCGACCAAGATCGACGTCCGGCGTCAGGGGTCCGGCCCGCGGGCCGTCATCGCCGGCGAGGTCGGCGTGGTCTACGGCCGCAAGGGCGGGGCAGGGGCCAAGGGACGGCAGAAGGTGTGGCACCTGCTCGAGCATGGCTTCCGCCACTTCGGGGGCGCTGGCGGCATCTACCTAGGCCGGTCGGGCGCGGCGCGGGCGGAGGCGGGCAGCCGCCGGACGTTCATCAAAACCGAGCGTGACCGCGTCATGCAGCAATTCAAGGGCAATTCCTTCGAGGTGCGGCAGCAGCGCGGGCAGGCCATGAAGGCCGTGTTCGCCCAGGCCCGCGAGCGGTTCCAGGCGTACGCCGCCGACGCCCAGGAGCGTGGGCTCAGGATCAAGAACGTCCGCAGCTCGGGTGCAGGCCGGAACCTGCCCGGCCGCAAGCTCTCCACCACGTACATCCGCCGCAACATGCGCCGGATCCTCACCGCCATTTCACGGCAGACCCTCCTCGAGGCCCGTGCGGCGCTGCGAGGCCAGCCGTGAGCCTTCCCGAGGTCGTGGCCGCCGTTCGCGCCCGGGCAGCCGTGGCGACCGCAAACGTCTTCCCCGGGATGCGTGTGGCCGGCAAGAAGACGCCGTGCATCGTCTACAACGTCGACCTGTCTGCGACCATGTTCCTGCCGGGGTCCATCGGAAGCCAGCACCATTGGAACGGCACGCTGACCGCGACCTGCATCGCTGACACGCTCGATGCGGCGACCGACCTTGCCTACCAGCTGGCCAAAGCGTTTGCCGGCGGCCCACACACGCACACCGGCTGCAAGTTGGTGGCGCATGAAATGTCGTTCTCCACCGGGACCGAGCTGCCTGATGACGGCCAGCAGGACGCCGAGCGCACGGTCACGGTCACGATCAACCTTCAAGCACAGGAAACCTGATCATGGGATACATCGCAGGCTACGGAGGCACAGTCACGCTCAACTTCCAGAGCGGTTCCCCTGTCACTTACCCGGTCAGGAACATCCAGCTCCAGATTGAGCGAGCATCTCTTGACGTCACCTTGGTGTCCGACTGGCGGGAAAAGCGCCTTCCCGGGCGCGTCCGTCGCACGGCGACCTTCGACATGCTGGCGCAAGACGGAGCAAGCGACGACCCCCTGCGAGAGCACGTCTATCCCACCAGCCTTGCAAACGCCGTAAACCGTTCGGTGGTGCTCGCATTCACAGACCAAGGCAGCAAGGCGTACACGCTGACTGGACACATCGTCTCGGCCTCCCGCACCGATGACGGCAGCGGCGCGGTCGTGTGGTCCCTGACGCTGGAAGAAAGCTGATGCCGCTGGACGTCTCCCAGTTCATGGCGAAGTCCCGCCGAGTGGTCGACCCCGACCTTGGGCCGCTGGTCGTGCGCGAGCCCACGATGGTTGACTACCGCCGGGCGGCCAACGACCCGTGGTGGTGGGCTGCCTGCCTTTCCTGCGAGGACGGCACGCCGCTCCTGGCCGATCCGGCCGACCTAGGCCGGCTGTCCGCCGACGTGTCGACCAGGCTGTGGGAGCAGGTGAACGCACCGCACCCTACTCAGCCGCCACCAGGCGGCTGTGGAGAATCGCAAGCCCGGAGCAGCGAGACATGATGCCCATCGCCTTGGCATCCTCCGAGATGACCACACTAGAACGCTGCGAGTTCCTGCTCGGGGTGATCGCGTGCTCGCAGACCAACAAGCGCCCGCAGGAGCTGTTCCCGTGGGTGAAGGCCGGCCTCGCCGAGTTCGACCGGGAGGTGCTCCGTGGCGCGTGAAATGAAGGCAGTCATTCGCGCCGAGATGGACCCAAGCGGTGTGGTCAAGGGCGTCGCCCGCGCCCAGGCGGAGCTGCGCAAGCTCAACGCCGCCGCCGCCGCGACCGCCGTCAACACGGGCGTCACGGCAGCCATCACCGCCGCGCAGATCGCCGCCCGGATCGGCAGCCAGGTGGTGAACGCCGCCAGCAACCGCGTGCAGAGCCTGACGCAGATCGCGACGGCCTACAACCTGCAGGCCGCCAACGCGTCGACGCAGGCACAGATCGCGGACTTCGCCCGCAACAAGCGGCTGGCGGCTGCCCTTGGCCCGGACGTCGCCCGAGGCATTGCCGAGCAGACTCGGATCAAGGACGCCGACGCCATGCGGGTGATCCGCGATCCATTGATGGGGCCCGGCTTGGCCAGCTCCATGGCGCTCGGTGCGAACAAAGACGCGCTCATCAACGAAGGCGTCGACCAGAGCATCGGCGCAGCCGGCCTCGCCACCGACGTCGCCGCGATCCGCAAGATGCTCGACGAGCTCCGGCAGAGCTTCAGGATGCCGTTCTGATGGGCTGGATCCTCACTGGTCCCAAGGCCGAGACCTTCTCGCAGACGCGGGTCATGCCCGGGTCCGAGCACCAGTTCGAGCTGGTGTACGACGTCCAGTGGGTGCCGGACAGCACAAATCCGACGTTCCCGGCAGACGGAAACGATCAGTTGTTCGCGGTGTCGGGCCTGCCCAAGGTGCGCGAACGCGTGCCGGCGGCGTTCCGGAACACGTCGCTGTACATGAGGGCCTACGTCTGCAGGCAGGTGCAGGCATTCCCGCGCCCGGAAGGTCTGTACCAGTGGGAAGTTCGGTGCACCTTCGGCACCCTGCAAGTCACCGTCGATGACGAGCAGGCCCAGTACGTCGCCGTCACCCGGCAGAGCGGCGTCCGCCAGGCGCAGGTGTGGCGGCTTGCGCCGACCTTCCCGACCAACGGCAGCGTCAGTTGGCCGACCGGCGTCGTCGACGTCGCTGGCACCAAGGTCGACCTCAACGGCAACCCACCGGCCTACGAGGTGCCGCAGATGACCATCACGGTCGAGGTGCTTTGGGACCGGACGGCGGGGAATCCGGTCAACGCCGAGCCTCCAACTTCGACCTGGTCGACCTACGTCGGAAAGCGCAACGACGCGGCCTTCCTCGGCTGCGCCACTGGTTCGCTGGTCTACCGGGGCTTCTCGGTGTCCCCGCACCATGAGTGGTACCGCATCCAGCACACGTTCCTGTGGGACGAGTGGTTCCACCTCGAGCAGGTGCCCGGGCCGATCCCGACCGGTGCACCCGCATGCACGACGGGCGTCACCGTGGCCGGCCTGGTCGTCCTGCAGGCCGACAAGGTCGTGTGGTTTCAGAAGTACCAGACGCTTGCCAACTACAACAACATCGTCAGCGCCCTCGAGCTCGCGGAGCTCACGGCACCCAAGCCGACCGCCGTATGAGCTGGACACGCCCCATCTTCGGACGCGGCATCCCAGGCGCAAACCGCGCCGTGGTCAACACGTGGATGCGAGGAGCGTCGTCTGCCCTGGACAACGCCGACGTGATGCGGTGGGGCAGGGCGGAGATGGCGGCTGGCAACGTCGTGTCTCTCGGCCTGTGCAAGGTCAAGGCGGCCATCGTGATTTCTCCAAACCGCTGGCGGTACACGGTCGAGCACTGGTTTCCGCCGTCGCTTGCGGGCGGAGGCATTACTCCGCCGCTAGACCTGACGTTCACTTACACGAACGTGCAGAACCTGCGCGAGTACCACAACACCGTCGCCCTGGTCGACGGCATGGATGTCACCAATCCTCCGGTCATCGTCGGGCCGGTGGGCAGCGTGTGGAACGGCGTGGCGTTCGCCCCCGTGGAGGGCGAGCTGCGTGCCAAGGTCAACGTCTACGTGGTCTATGGGACGGACGGTTCCGCGTGGCCATACTTCGATCGCCCCAACCCGGTCGCCTGCGACACGGTCGAGCAATTCCAAGGTGAGTAACAATGCCTAACGCAAGAATCGCCAGCGACATCGTCGGCCTCGTCATCGTGCCTGGCTGCAGCCGCGACCTCACCGTCGACGTGCAGAATCCAAACGGCACCCCGTTCGACCTGACCGGGTACAGCGTCAAGGCCAAGGTCGAGCTCGGAACCGTCGACACGACGATTACAGGGACGATCTCCAGCGCCGCCGGCGGCAATTCGACCGTCGTGATCCCGGCGTCGACCACCACGGATTGGCCCGCTGCCACCAACGGGGTGGTCACGCTGTACGCCGACCCGTCCGCGGGCAGCGAAAACGTGCACATCGCCACTGTCCTGTTCCGTACCTCCGCGGAGGTGGTCCCGTGATTCGGTCGTTTCTGAGGAAAGGTGCAATTTCCAAGGAAGCCGCCTGCCTCGCCACCGGCGCCCCCAACCAGCCCGGCGGCCTGACCGCCACCGGCGGCGTCGGCACGATCTCGCTGTCCTGGACGGCCGACAGCACGGCCGCGCCCAACCAGGCGACGTACTACGAGGTGGAGCGGAGCATCGACGGTCTCGGGTCGTGGAGCGTGATCGCGACCAACCTCACGAGCAACAGCTACACGGACACGGTGGCGGCGGGGTTGACCCGTTACTACCGCGTCACGGCGTTCAACTGCGACAGCGGAAGCCTCGCCAGCGCGACGGCGAACGCCACCACCGCGCCCTCCGCGCCGAGCTCGCTGACCGCGACGGCAACGAGCAGCACGCAGATCAACCTCGCCTGGACGGACAACTCGTCCGACGAGACGGGCTTCATCATCCAGCGGCGCAGCCCGTCGGGCTCGGGGTCGTGGAGCACGATCCACACGACCGGCGCGGGTGCGACGAGCTACTCGGTGACCGGGCTCACCGCGTCCACCAGCTACGGCTTCCGCGTCGCGGCGACCCGCACCTCGCCCAGCGGGACGAGCGACTACACGGCCGAGGCGTCGGCGACCACGCAGAGCGGCAGCAGCACCTACAACGTCGAGTACCTCGTCATCGCAGGCGGTGGAGGTGGTGGCAGTGGCAACGGCGGCAGCGGCGGCGGCGCGGGCGGCTATCGAACGGCGACCGGGTACACGCTCACGGTTGGATCGTCTTACACGGTCACAATCGGCGCGGGCGGCGCTTCGGCGACCAGCGGAAACAACTCGGTTTTCGACACAATCACCAGCACCGGCGGCGGCCGCGGCGGAACGTACCTAGGCAATGCCGCCGCCAACGGCGGCAGCGGCGGTGGCGCAGGTGGTGCATCCGGTTCTACCCAAACTCCGGGAACAGGCACCAGCGGCCAAGGCAACGACGGCGGCGCCAACCAGACCTCCAGCCCATTTGGGTGCGGCGGCGGCGGTGGTGCCGGCGCGGTCGGTGGAGCCCCCGCCGGGAACACCGCAGGCGCAGGCGGCGCTGGACTGGCTTCCTCAATTTCAGGCAGCAGCGTCACGCGGGCAGGAGGGGGCGGGGGTGGAGCCCATACCTCTCCAGGTGTTGGAGGCGCGGCAGGCTCAGGTGGCGGAGGTGCGGGCGGGGCCGTCAGCGGCAACGGTTCGCCGGGCAGCGCCGGGACGGGCGGCGGCGGTGGCGGAAACAACACCGGAAACGGTGGCGGCTCCGGCGTGGTGATCCTCCGCATGGCGACCGCCAACTACAGCGGCACGACCACGGGCAGCCCGACCGTGACGACCAGCGGCTCGGACACGATCCTCACCTTCAACGCATCGGGCTCATACACGGCGTAACCACATGGCACACGCAGCAGAACTAGACCATTGGGACCGCGTCATCCGCGTCATCGTCGTGTCCAACGACCTTGAACCGAACGTGGAGCAGTGGTGCACCGACACCTACGGTGGCCACTGGAAGCAGACCTCGTACAACGGGAACTTCCGGAAGAATTTCGCGGGCATTTCCTACACCTACAACGCCGACCTAGACGCGTTCATCCCGCCCAAGCCGTACCCGTCGTGGTTGCTGGACGATGCCACGTGCCAGTGGAAGGCACCCGTGCCGATGCCGCAGGACGGCGAGCTCTACGAGTGGGACGAGGCCGCCGGCGAGTGGGTAAGGATCGACGCGGCATGAAGGCCGCCGTCGCCATCCTCGCGCTGACGCTGGCCGGCTGCGTCTCGCACACCGCCGCCATCGGTGAGGCAGCTTCGGACGTTCGCACCGACGTAGCCGTCGCCAAGGAGCACCTCGGCGAAGCCCGCGCAGCGCTGGACCGGATCGACGTTCACGCGGCCACCGTGCACAACCACCTCGGCCACGTTTCGGACGACGAGAATCCGTTCGTGGAGGCCTTGCGATACGGGTCGTACATCGTCGGCGCCGCGGTCGTGGGCGCCCTCGCATTCATCATCCACCAGAGAACGAAGTGATGGAACCCTATCAATACATGATCTGGCTGGCCGCGCTGCTGCTCGGCTCGTTCGGGGCCGGCTGCTCGTTCGGCCTGACCGTCCGCACCACCAAGGGAAAGAAGACCGCCAATGCTCGCCGCAAGTGAATTCGCGTCGTCCATCGCCATCGCCGTCCTGCTGCTGGTGAGCGGCGTTGTCGGCGGGTTCTGGTACTGCCGGAAGTCGAAGTGATCAGGCGCTGCTGCTGCTCGGACAAGCAGCCGCCCGTACTCGAGTGCCAGCCGTGCCCGACACCTTGGGTGGCCGGCCAGCCGGTGCGGCATGAGGTGGTGGTGCCGACAGTCACCATCCACGGCGACAGCACCGGAAGCGGGGCGCTATACGCGTGGGCGGACTTGTTGGTCGCTTGCATGACCGGAGACTGCGTCCGGACGCAGTACCGCCGGAAGGCGCTGTTCATCCATGATTTTGCGCCGACATGCCCTGAGTACGCCGACTGGTGCGACAATCTTGTCGACGACGCAGGACCCACTGTCACGGGCGGCGCGAACTACGCATGGGACGGCTGCAATCCCGGACAGGAGCTAATCGAGTACGAGGCTGGCGAACGCGTGGTCACGCCGGAATACATCGGCACGTGCTTCAAGCTGATCGAGGACATCAACGGATGCCTTCAGCCCGTGTACGACCCGCTGAACGTCTACCCGCCATCGCAGCTGTACTCGTACGTGCAGGTCACGTATGAGTGGCCAGGGGACACCTTCACGATTGATGGACTGATGGATGACTGCTCGGTGCAGGACATCAGCGCCACGGCAGCCACGCAGATTTGGGTGGCCACGTATGTCCGCCCGATCGGGGTCGGCGAGTTCTACGCGCTGGGCACGTACAGGCTTCTGAACTGCTTCTATCCCGGCGCGGAGTACACGGTGGGCGTCGACAACTTCGGAACGCCCAGGAAGTGCTGCACCGCTCCCATGCCTGCGTGCGCAGACCCGGGCGGGTACGTGTGCGGCGGTGGCTACAACACACCTTGGCCTGGAGGGCCGTCGACATGGCAGGTTCCGGAAGAAATCCAAGTCCTGCGTATCAACTGAAGCGCCTGACCTGGGTGCATGACGGCCGAAAGATGGAGGCGTGTTTCCGTGTCGGCGGCGGTCATCCCATCCGGGTGCCGTGCGAGGCAGAGCTGCCCGGCGTGGGGGACGTCGTGTCAAAGGCGACCAGCGCGGCCGGCCTGAAGCCGTGCCCGGGCTGCGAGCGGCGGCACCAGCAGCTGAACCGCGCCACGCCGTCCTGGGTGCGGCGTTGGCTATCGGCGCTTGGTCTTCGGCCGGCGGGTCGCAAGCCGGATCACCACGTACAGCACCAGGGCAAACGGCAGGATCGGCAGGCACCAACTGACGGCCAGCAGCCCTAGACCAATTGCAGCACTGATTACTTCCTCCGGGTTCTGCATACACCCCGTAGACTACCAGTGTGGCAAGGATCCCGAAATGGGCCTCCGACCACCGCAAGGACGTGTGTGAGTTCGGGTGCGTGCTGAAAGCTTCCAGCGACCGCTGGCACGTTGTGACATACCTTGGCAAGGGGTGGTTCCGCGGCGGGGTCATGCGCTGGCGGCACGGTCCCAACTTCGAGCGTGCCCAGGAGTGGTGCGACCGGGTGAACGCTGACAGGGCGAAGTGGCGTCGGCAGCAGCAGCTGAGGAAGGGCCGCGACTTTACA